GAACGATATGACCCAGGGCATAATATAAGAGTTTTCATCAATTTTTACCAATAGAATATTTGGGGCAAAGCTCCCACGACTCCTTTTCGGCAAACGACAGAATTTTGATTTGTTTCATGGGAGACCGGAGCGTTGGAACCTGCCCGACAATATCGAGCAGCCCCCAATCACTCAGAAGAATCGTAATAGTATTACGACGAGCAACATCCATTTCATCCAAGGTCGAACGTTTACCGTCCAGAAGAAACAACTCTTTGAAATGTAGGATGTAATATTTACCGCGCTTGTGGAGAATGTGGCATGATTGGAACAGCTTTTTGTCCTTGCGTGATGGGACGCCAATCCGACTCAAAGTCTCCATCACCTTCAAAAAATCATCTGGTTCATTCAAAGTCACCTCCAACATTTTAGAGGTGTCCCAGTCGTATAGATCATTCGTACTCATAATGTACCCTTTTATTATTATTATTATTAATCACTCAAGGGTACTTATAATTCGGTAAAACTCAGGCACCGCCCTCATTCATAGACGAAAGCATCGCTTCAATCTGTTCAGCATCGAACAAATCTTCCACTTGTAAAGCCTTCGCGCGGCTGTAGTCGAAGTAGCGCATAATCACATCAACCTTTTCAGAAATGACAGATTTATCCCATTTACTGAACCGCTTACGCTTACGAATTACACCACGAAGGAAATCATATTGCATCCTATTGTCCATATTATGGAAGCGATTCATTTCGTTCGCAAAATGGATGGTATCCCTGAAATATGACAGGCTTCGATTGACAATAAACGAATTGTATGCCTTTTCATCTTCATCATCGAGCATGATATCCTGTTTGGTCTCGTTGATGGATTTCACATAATCAAATGGGTTCATTTTTAATCATGACCTTTCTTCTCCAACTTGTTGTTATGAGCATACATGTCTGGTGGATCAGTGTCAAGACCCAAAAACTCCCAAAGGCGACTTGGAGTATCACCGCCTACAATATTCACCTCAAGCAGGTCATTCCTACCGTAGAAATATTGATCAACCAAAGCGTGATGGCGATCATATGCCAAAGACGCCTCAAACTCGGTCGGAAAAGCCGACCCATACATTTTCTCTCTAATTTCAATCTGACCCTTGGATTGTGGCCAGTTTCTCTTGCGTTCGAGATAGGGAACAATCGATTCCAACCATTCATATTTGTCCCGCATGGTCAATACGAATTTTGAGTTGGGGAATCGTTTATCCAAATCCATGAAATGAAGGGCTACCGGAATATCGGTAGCACCTCCATAGTCACCTTGGAACAGTACATCAGTCCGTGGATAGTGGATCATATTAATACCCCCACCATCCCTCAATGTGTCGTTAAGCGAAGTCGTGCCCGTTCGAGAAAGACCAATGCCAAAGATTTTATCCATCGACACTATTTTCGGTGTCCACCAAATCCCCCAAAAGAAGCAGCAGAATTACCGCGCCGAGTGGGATGGTGAGAACGCCCCAAACCGTCCATGCGACTGCATTGCGCTTTCGATTAGTGGCCATTGAGTGGATGAGCCATCCAAATGCTGACCAGATAAAGATAGTGATAAGAATTTCTGCGTCCATTATATAATACTCCTATAAGATTTTCAATTATTCATTATACCACAATGATTGGAAGTTGTAAACAGCTATCAATCATTATTTCACCTATTCTCCAGCAGATTCCTTTGCTATTGCATCACGTGGATCAATAAACTCAACCTGAATATCAGTTTTCTGAGATTTTTCACCGAACGGGATGTTTGTATTTTTGTTGGACGTGATCTTCACTCGCATACCGTCCCTTTTATTTTTGTTGGCCTGATCGACCTTTTTTTTATTTTCCTTCGTGTATGGAATTTCATACGCACGCGGAAGCATATCCAAGTTCGAATGGAACATGCTCTCGAAGATCGTTTCGGATGTTTTTGAGTCGGTAAGCCACACAAAAAGACGGCCAGGTTCCTGACCATTTGGCGGAACACTGTACCCAGAGATAAATTCGGCATCTTCAAAGCTGGACGAGTGTGCAGGGAATCCGCGATATTCAGTTAGTGAAAAGAATGAAAGGTTCGCGCAAAGTAGTAACACAACCCCCATGGCTATTGACCACCTGTTGTTTATCACGAATGCAAAATAGAAAGTGAACAGCGCGAACGCCACAAAAAATACAATTAGAAAAATATCAATGTAGATCATATCATAATCCTGTCGTCGGGGTTGGTTTGCGTTTCATTCCGATCAACGATTCATATGAATCATCTTTGATGTGATACATCGATCCCTCGTCGGAGAGTTCGAAGCGAAGAACGGTTTTTTCTTCCCAAATTCTTTGCATCTTGAAGACTTTACGAGTTATCATGGTGTATTTGGGATTCAGTTTTATCAGCTTTACTATAACCGGAATATCAATCGGCGTTCCGATTTTATTGCCACGCGGCATACCTTTGCACCCGTACACGTGTATATTACCTAAATATTCGCCGTCAAATTTTGAGCGCAACGTCCAGATTTCAGAATTTCCCTTGTGGAGAATCGGCTTTCCATTATGCCAAACCGTGTCGGTTTCATTACCCATATCGTCGCGTTCGATGTGCATGTATTTGGTGTTTTTCTGTCTGAACGATACTTTTTTGCCATCAGGCCCGCGCACCCACAGGTCAACGTCGCAGTCAATTTCGTCTGGCCAATCGATCTCAATCAAATACTGTGCGACTTTTTCGATGTCACCCTTTTTAGCAATAGGATTGATTAGTAAAAATAACAATCCAGTGATCACACAAAAGGCCAGAATCTTGGCAAAGAGGAGGTCAGAAAATACCCCCTCTGGAAGCGACTCCTTATGATTTTGCATTTTTGAAAATCCGATCTAGCAGCACCAATTGGGTAGCGAGTAGAATGCTACAGATCAAACCAACGATGGTTGTAATGAGAGCTGTCCCAAGCGCGGAAAACATCAACTTGATCATGCCCATAATTGCCGATTGATTGCCCACATCAATAGACAGTTGGCTGAGACCATCGACCGCAACCATCAAGCCGATTACCGTACCCAAAAGCCCAAGCTGCGTTAGACGACCCGAAATGTAATATTGAGTGTCAAAGCGCCTAGTGTTGGATTTTGACCAATCGAATTCGGTGAACGGCATGGTAACCAAGCAACCCACATAGAGGGCGATGATTAGAACTGAAATGTATGTGAAATCATGTGATACAACCCACCCAAATACTCCAGCGTAGACGAGCCAAATGGCTGCACAGATATTGGTCGCTATCATGGTGTACCATACGGCCCAAACCTTATTGGTGTTATGAATCATTATTCCGTCTCCGCTGTTGGTTGATTTATTTCAGAATACAACACGGCCATTTGTGCTGATGTGTACGTCATAGATGTCAGGTATTCAGTTGAAATATTATGCTCCAGAACCTCTCGCATACTCATATCGAGATTGACAACCAGAGGCAGAAGTTCAACCGTTTTCTTGATAACTAGGAATTTATCCTCTGAGGTTGATACCATTACATAGCCAGAAAATGTTGGGCTGAATCCCATGGTCATGAGATAATGAAGAGCAACTTGGCCAGTGTAGTGACCGCCGACAAAAATTTCTGCGCGAGTATATACGTGGTCGGGCGATGTTTTCGTATGATCATAATACGGGCGATGGAACGCGACCATACCGTTTATTACAATATCTTCGGAGGCGATTGCTGCAAATGCACACGCGCTTATACAAACGGCTTTGGACGGGATGATAACCTTAACACCCATATCTCGAATAATCCTACCTGTTGATATTCCCTCATCGAATAGTCCTCCAGGAGAATTCATAATCATTCTACGTTCAGAATTTTCTGTTAGAAATAGGTTGAGGCGAGTGGAGGTTCCAGTGCTAAAATCACCATCGAAAAGTATGGTTTTTTCGCCTTCCCACTGAATAAACTTCAATTCTTCCGCGTATAATGACGCCACATTAATGGTTAAGGCGGCAATAGTGATAATGATTATCTTTATAATCTGGTTCATGTGCTATTTTCCTTCGGTTACCTCTTTTACTTATACATATGGAACTCTGGTATGGTACACTTTTTGAAACAGTTTGTAAACCCCAAAACGTAATTAGCCACAATTTATGGGTATAAATAGACGTGAAGGAGAAGCTTATATGCCATCAATTAATAACCTAACTAGCAACATCAATTTGCTACAGCCCACCGGTTTCAAATTAGTAGCCGACCGTAGACGACTGTCCAATATTGCATTTTTCTGCCAAAACGTTAGCCATCCGTCAATCATGAGTAGCGAAATTCAACAGGGGTACAGGGGATATATCAACGTGCCCGCAGTTGGCGAGTCTATAGATTATGGCACTCTCACTGTGAATATGTTGGTGGACGAGGATATGGCGGCGTATCTTGAGGTGGTGAATTGGATTAAATTGTATTTGGATAACGAGAACACGGACGATCCTCTGGATGTGGAATCTCATTATTCCGATCTCCACCTATCAATCCTGAATTCCAAGAACAACACCACCAAAGAAATCCAATATATCGACGCGTTCCCGACTGACGTTGGTGAATTGATGATGGAAGCGGCGCAGGATGGTGCACAACCAATTACTGTGCCCATCACATTTAAATTTACAAGCTTTACTATTCGCTAATAATATGGTATAATGCATTGTAATTAAAGGAGAATTTTATAATGGATGTTGTTGATCTATCTACTCTAGCACCCGCTCAATGGGTTCAGCATATACTGAAAATGTGGGTCAAAGATTCAGTTATCGATGATTCAGAATTGGATATCGACGGAATACGATGCGCAAAGCTTCACGCTAAATATTTGGGGGTACACTCCCACGCTAAACGAATGGTGCATAAATCCAAAATGAGACAAAAGAAACTACTACTGGATAAATGGGAGTGGTATAACGGGAAAATGCATAAAAGTCGTATCGATGAGTTGGGTTGGGTATACGATCCTCTGGATGGCAAAAAGGTACTCAAGGGGGATATGAATCGTTACTATGACGCCGACCCCGACATTCAGGAATCCGAAAACGTGCTGGAGGAATGGAAACTTATCGAGTCAACGGTACGTGAAATTATTGACACCATTCGCTGGCGTCACCAAACAATCAAAAACATGATCGAATTCAAAAAATTTAGGGCGGGCGTATAATGATGAAACTGGAAGATTTGGAAAGTCGCATCGAGGAATTGATTATCCGCCGACGCGATAAAATAGGCATCTACACTGAAAATGCGCGAGAGTTATTTGTGTGGAAATTGGAGTATAATGATTATTGGAAAAATGTGCCGAAAAGTGAGCGGCCATCTGATTTGGTCGATAACAATGGTGCTTTTTATAAAAAGCGTTGGGCAACCATGGGTGGATTTGGGGCGTTAGTTCGATAATGTCACAGGTTGAGGTTACGCAGATAGACAATTGCGATATGCTGATTCATTGTGAGCCGAATATCGCAACTGAGCTACACCAGCATTTCAGCTATAGGGTTGAGGGCTACAGATATGTTCCGGCTTATCAATCGGGTCAATGGGATGGCTTCATTCGGATATTCAAGATCGGGGAGCGCAAGTTGCCCGTTGGATTGTATCAGCGGTTGGTTGAGTTCTGTGAACAGCGTGGATATAGAGTAGTAATAAACCGTCATGAGGATGTCCCTACGCCAATCGACAAGATCGATCTGACGCGAGATCAGTTGATGGAGTTTGTGAAATCCTTGAATTTACACGCGGGCGGATCGCCTATCACTCCATATGATTATCAGATTGATGGTGTGCTTGAGGGTATTCGCTCGCGCCGTCAGGTTTTAATCTCACCTACAGGGTCAGGTAAATCGTTAGTATTTTACATCATGACTCGATGGTGCATGGAGTATCTGGAGGCTGGGAAAATTTTAATGATCGTACCAACCACCAGCTTGGTCAAACAGTTGTATTCAGATTTTAATGACTACTCATCTGACGACCCCTATTTTGACGTTAACGAGGATGTGCACCAGATCATGGGTGGTACTGATAAAAACGCTGAGCAACGGATATACATTTCAACATGGCAGTCAATCTACAAACAGCCACAGGCTTATTTTCGTCAATTCCATGCCATATTCGGTGATGAGTGCCACGGATTTGCAGCCAAGTCCCTGTCCAGCATCATGAACAAATCCAGAAACGCTGGATTGCGTTTTGGTGCCACCGGTACACTGAACGGAACCAAATGTCACCAGATGGTTCTGGAAGGCCTTTTCGGTACTACTTTTAATGTGACCACTACAAAAAAGTTGCAGGACGCCAACACTCTGGCTCAACTGGAAATCAAAATGTGTGAGTTCATTCATCCAGATCATACGCGTGCGGGCGTGAGCAATTCGACATATCAGCAGGAGGTCAGCACTATTATTCAATGTGAGGCCCGCAATAATGCCATTGCCAATCTGGCCTCTAATTGTGAGGGCAACACGCTTGTACTATTCCAGTTTGTGGAAAAACAGGGTAAACCTTTACGTGATCTGATCAGAGATTTGGTGGGTGACAGTCGTAAAGTTTATTATGTAGCTGGATCGGTCAAGGCAGGAGACCGTGAAAAAATCAGGAAGATCGTGGAGAACCAACGCAATGCAATTATTGTGGCTTCGATGGGAACGTTCTCGACAGGGATCAATATCAAAGAATTGCACAATCTGATATTCGCATCACCATCCAAATCACAAATCAGGGTACTTCAGTCAATTGGACGTATTCTGAGGCTATCGAAAGATCGATCTGTAATGACTCTATATGACCTATCTGACAACTATAAATACAAGGGTAGGGATAATTATGCGATGAAACATGCAAAGGAACGTTTGAAGATTTATAAAGAACAGCAATTCGACACTACATTACATTCAATAGGTTTAAATTATGGAGAGTAACATGCTATATCTAGTTCTAAAAAATGGTGATCAGCTAATCTGTGAAGACAGGGGATATTCAGATTATGATGTCTTGAAAGGTAAAATACATATATCATCACCTCTCTTGGTACATCAAATGCAAATGCAGAATCAGGATACGGGTGATCTGTCTGTTAAGATTGTATTTGACCAATTCATGATTGGTATGTTGGATGATGATCAAGTCGTATCTTTGTCTAAAAATGAGATCATTGCTGAAAGCTCAAACATATCTGAAGATTTGATCAGTGGATATCAATATTCTCTGAGCATGTTTAAACGTGAAAGAGATGAATTCCAATCAATGTTGAATCAAGCATCTGACATGAATCCAGACAGCGAAAGCAAGGTAGTACCATTCTCAGTGGTTCCGAACACTACAGAGCATTGATTCGGAGGAGGGAATCCAACCCCCGGAAGTGTTCCTTTATTATACAGCAATTTTCAGATTTGTCAAGCTAATTCTGAAAAAAAATGAAAGAAAATATTATGACCAAAGAATCAAATCATTACATCGATAAGGCCGAATTCGCAGAAGCGGTGGTTGATTATGTCGAGCGCCACAATGCTGCTCTGGAAGAGGGTAAAAGCGGTGATGATCTTCCAGTAGTCTCTGAGTATATCGGATGGTGCTTTCTGAAAATTGCTCAAGGCACCGCCCGACGAGACAATTTCAGAGGTTACACATTTGTCGAGGAGATGGAATCCGATGCAGTGGACAATTGTCTCAAAGCCATTAAAAATTATAGAGTGGACGCTGAAACTCAATCAGGTAAACCAAACCCATTCGGATATTTCGGACGCATTACATGGTTCGCATTTTTACGCAGAATTGCAAAAGAGAAGAAACGCGAAAACCTTCGTAACGCATATATCTCAATGTCTTCAGCAGATAATTTCGTCACAAGCGGAGATGCGTACCAGACAGAATCTTTAATTGGGCAGTTGAAAAATAAAATAGATCGTGTTAGAATACGCGATGTAGAGATTAAGCAGTTGGGTACAAAATTGAAAGTTGAGGAACGAAGACGTAAAGTTAAGCATCCTAAAAGTATCAACGATTCTGATCTGACTGATTTTATGGCATAGGAGAAATACGTGAAAATAGCTGTGATAAATGATACCCACGCGGGCATCAGAAATAGTAATGACGATTTCATAGCCTACTCGAAATGTTTTTATGATGAACTGTTCGACGAGATGGATGCACGCGGGATTCATCACATCCTTCATTTGGGTGATATCTTTGATAGCCGTAAAGCAATCAACGTGAAAGCGATGAATCACCTTCGCAAGGATTTTTTAGAACCCGCTGATAAACGTGGTTATACGATGGATTTGGTGTTGGGTAACCATGACGTTTTTTACAAAAACACGAACAGGCTGAACGCGGTCGAAGAGATCATCACCCCTTACAAGTTCGTGAATATTGTATCGACCCCGATGGACGTCGATTACGATGGGCTAAAGGTTGCCCTGATTCCATGGATTACTGACGATAATCTAGAGGGTACGATGAAATTCGTAGGCCAGACCAATGCCGATTGGGTTGCTGGCCATTTCGAGTTTACGGGATTTGAAATGTCACCCGGCCACTTGGCCACTCATGGTATGGACCCCAAACCGTTCGAGCGATTTGATAAGGTTTTGTCGGGTCACTATCATACAAAAAGCAGTAAAGAAAATGTCTACTATCTGGGGTCTCAAATGGAGTTCACATGGATCGATAGTCATGATCCGAAATACTGGCACGTGATTGATACTGAAAATTCAACGTTAGAGCCTGTCAGAAACAAATACGACACGTTACATATATCGTTTACGTATGATGCTGGAGAGGTCACCACACCTGAAGGCTATGCGTTCGATGAAGAAATGCTCGAAAGCCGGTACGTCAAGATCAATGTTATGAACCGTGGTTCAGATGGTGAGTTTGATAAATTCATTGAGAAAGTTGAGGGTCATGATATTCTAGGGAAGCTGATCATTAACGAATCCTTCAGGGAATATCGGGGTGAGGCGGTCGAGGACAGTGACGTTATTGTTGCTGAGACTCCAATGCTACTAAAGTCGTATATTGATGCAGCAGAGAGTGATCTGGACAAAGACAAACTCAATAAAATTATGTATATGGCCTATATTGAGGCTCAAAATATGGAGAGTGGTGAATGATTAAATTTGGTATGTTACGATTCAAGAACATCAATTCTGTTGGTGATAACTGGATCGAAATTGATATGGCTGCAACGAGTCGCACATTAATCATTGGGCATAATGGATCAGGCAAATCGACAATGCTTGATGCTCTATCCTATGTCCTGTTCGGAAAACCGCATAGAGAGTTCAAATTGGCTCAGTTGATCAACACCATTAACAATAAAGGGTTGTTGGTTGAGATTGAATTTACTATCGGTACAAACGAATACAAGATCGTTCGGGGGATGAAACCGTCTAAGTTTGAAATCTGGAAAAATGGTGAGATGTTTGATAAGGAATCGCACAGCCGTCTACAGCAGGCTCGCTTGGAAAAGGACATCTTGATGATGAATCATAAATCATTTCATCAGGTGGTTGTTCTGGGATCGTCAAATTTCATTCCATTCATGAAACTGAAATCGTTGGCTCGTCGTGAGGTCATTGAAGACCTGTTGGATATCAACATTTTCAGTAAAATGAACATCGTCATGAAAGCCAAGCAAAAGCATATCAAATCCCGTCTGGCCGAGGCGGTGCACGCACTTTCACTCAAACAGGTGGAGATCAATGCCAAGCGGCAGTTGATTGATGAATTAAATACGTCACACGACGACGAGATTGCCCTTAAAAAGGCTTCTATCGATGAGTTGTCCACCGCCAAGGCAGAGATCGAAACGACGCTTAAAACGGCTCCTATGGACAAATACAGGGAGATGAATGAGCAGATACGGGTTAAACTTTCCAGCATTGACGATGAGGTATCGATTACCACTCGCGAAAAATATCAGGCAACACATAAAGTGGACGGCGATAAAAAGGTGGTCGATTTCTTTGGTAAACATGATGATTGCCCAACGTGCAATCAAATTATTGATCCAGCCATGAAAGATGCTAAATTGGCTCAAGCCATGCAGTCGATTGAGGCTTCCACCGAAACAATACAGTTGTCGGATGCAAAAATTAATGAATTGAATACGACGAAGGAGGGGGTGAGGCAGGCCGAATCCAAACTCAAAGAGCGGGTACAAGCCCTGAATGATGAGAAGGCTCGGCTGGAAAATATGCAGTGGAAGATCGATAATTTCAGTAAAGAGATTGATCGGTTGATGGTTAAGTCCGGCAATCTGGATGCTGAGCGTGATGAATTGGATACGTTGAATGTACAATTGGCCTCGATGCAAGCCACCAATATGTCCATGAAGAACGATGAGGCCTATAACACCGCCGTCTTGGAAATGTTAAAGGATAGCGGCATCAAATCCAAAATCATCAAACAGTATGTTCCAGTCGTCAACAAAGTTGTGAACGAGTATTTAGAAATTCTGGATTTCTTCGTACTATTCACGCTTGATGAAGAATTTAATGAAACTATCAAGTCACGGCATCGGGACACGTTTTCATATGCATCATTTTCGGAGGGGGAGAAACAACGTATCGATCTGGCGCTTCTGTTCACGTGGCGTGAGATTGCTCGCATGAAGAATTCCATTTCGACCAATCTGTTGATCATGGATGAAACATTTGACAAATCATTGGATGATGACGGGATAGATAATTTGTTCAGAATTCTCTACTCTTTGGATAAATCCAGTAACGTTTTCGTAATTTCCCATAAAGGGGAGATGTTGGAGGGCAAATTTGAACGCACCTTCAAATACTCAAAGCCTAAAAATTTCACTGAAATGAGAATAATTTAGGTTGAATCAAGGCCATAAATGTGGTATAATATCACGGTTAACAAATAAGGAGCTAATAGCTATGGACAAAAATGAGTTTTCTCAAACCGCCACTACCGTGGCACGAAATACTATTGCGGTGATCGACACTATGGGTCAGCGGGGTGCCATTAAGGGGGAGGAGTTGGAAACGTTTGGGGTTCTCCGACGGCAGTGTAACAATCTGGTACATATGGCCGAAGAATTTGCTAATGAGTTGGCAGAAGCCGAAGATACCGCCAAAAAGAAGTGACGCCGATCTAACCTCATGATGGGGTGACACGCAGGAGAGACTGCGGCCAAATTATGAGAGGTTTATTATTATGAATAACACATTATGGGTCGAGAAATACCGACCAGAGCGAGTCGCAGATTGCATCCTGCCTGAAGGCATTAAAAGGACATTTCAGGGCATTGTTGATTCGGGTGATATTCCGAATATGATCCTGAGTGGTACTGCGGGAATCGGTAAGACCACCATTGCCAAAGCCATATGTAAAGAGATGGGTCTGGATTTTATGATGATCAACGGATCGAAGGATCGTAACATTGATACATTGAATGGACGTATCCAGTCGTTCGCATCGACCGTATCTCTGAGTGGGGGGGTGAAAGTAGTAATAATTGATGAGGCCGATTACCTAAACCCACAATCTACTCAACCAGCATTGCGTGCGTTCATCGAAGAAAATTCTTCTAATTGCAGGTTCATTTTCACTTGCAATCTGAAGTCTAAAATTATGAAGCCATTGCATTCGCGGTGCACTACGTTCGATTTCAATTCGGTTAATATCGATCTGCCGAAATTGAGCATGGAATTTTTCAAGCGCATTTCTTGGATTTTGGAGCAGGAAGGTAAAGTGTTTGACAATGCTACACTTGGCGCTTTGATTGTCAAACACGCGCCCGATTGGCGTCAGGTGATCAATGATTGTCAACGCTATACCAAAGCGGGGTCGCTTGATAAAAGCGCAGTTTCTAGCACGGCTGGAGATGATGAATATGAAAAGTTGTTTACCGCTTTGAAGGTAAAGCAATTTACTACAGTTCGAAAGTGGGTTGTTGCTAATCTAAACACTGATGTTAGCACTATATTTAGAGGCATTTACGACCGTATGGATGATCGTTTGGCTTCTCATTCCATACCTTCTGCGATTGCTATTCTGGCTGAATATCAATATCGGGCAGCGTTCGTGGCTGACCACGAAATCAATTTGATGGCGTGTTTGGATGAAATTATGAAGGATGTGGAGTGGAAATGAATATCGAACCTGAAAAACAGATGAGCTTGAATCTAGGAGATAATTATATGCGCCTGAAAATGTATACCAAACCCGAATGTGTGTATTGTCATATTCTCGCCGAAAAACTTGGGGAATGGAAAGTTGAATATACGTCTGTTCCCCACTCAGACACAGACCGTACATTCGATCAATACCCGCAACTGATGTTTGATGATGACGATGTACTGATGGGTGATACGTCTGGCCTGACTTTAGAGTTATTGACCAAGCGCATCGATGATTTAGGCTCCGTTGAGATTTGGAGCGACCATTTGGACTGCGATTTCACGATCAGAAATAGTAATAGGAAAACAAAATGAATTTTTTTACTGAACACCTCGCAGAGGCAAAAAGAGCGTCCGGTTCTGATGAGCCATTGAGCTTCTCAGACTACTTTGTCCATTGCTTCATCGCTGCCCGTGAGGGCTTCTACCTCGTGTACATGACATTCGCCGCATTCGTTCATGCATTCTGCCCATGGTGGTACGGGTTCGAAATGATCGACTGGCAGATCGATGGGTTGAAACGCCTTAAAAGTGCTTTGCCCAACTTGCCAGTCTGGAAACGGATCACGTTCAATGACTGAATGGTGCAAGACTAAATGGAACAGCAAAGAATTTTTCTCCTTTGTCGCTCAATATGCGCTGCATGGAGAGACCGCTGAAGAAATTGAAATGTATTCATTGAAGGCAAAGAAACATTTCGAACAGAATCACCCGAATCTCAGGCTTTTGTACCAACAGGGACCGTGCTGGTTAGATGAAGAAACTGGTCGAATTTACACCGCGTATGCTATAAAATGGGACAAGGTTGACGAATTCATTCTTGACAATCCAGAAATTGAAGACATTTCATTATATATGGGCACAGCAGATAAGCTACGTTTCGGAGTTTATCCACCCTGCTCACGTTCAATGACTGAAAAAAAATAATTTAAGGGTTTACATCCCAACATAAATAGTATAATATGTACACATAAATATCAGAGAAGGATACATAATGACTAAAAAATTTACGAACGTAGCCGCACAAGGCGATTTCATCATTTACAAAGTGAATGAAATCCCTGAAGAAGCGGTAAAGCTCGCCAAAGTGGGTACTGTTGCCCACTCAGAAACAGGACATGATCATGTTCTTGATCGCCCAACCGTTGTAGACATGTACGTGCCGACCGGAGAAACCATCGAAGACTCATTCACTCTTTGGCTTGATGTCAAAGAAGAAACTGAGATCAAACACCTCCGCGATTGGGATACCCATGATGCGTTGCATGTTGACATTGGCACATACAAAGTAGCGCGGCAGCGTGAGTACGTATCGGAAGGTTTCCGCCGCGCACAAGACTAAGTTATATTTTTATTATGAAGGAATTGGTTTATGACCCAAGAAAAAGTTCAAAGTTTGACTCCCGCACAAACAGAAATGATGCCGGAATATGTGAAGAAGTGGACAGATATTGGTCTGTCCACTGGTCCTACGGATAGAAAAGCTGCTGAAGCTGCAATCAAAAAAGCATATAAAGCAGCCGATCTTCCAGAGCCTACACAATTTTATTTCGCGCGGTCACCAATGGATGCTATCGAATTGATCAGTAAACTCGACCCATCTAAATCTAAATCGGATATCTATAGCGAAATGATTTACGGCAATCAGGACGCTTCTTGGTTGAGCTTCTACGATTTCATGTTCGAAGAGGTGATCCCTGAAAAAGATCACTTGGCCAAAGGGCTGATGGAACTCGCTGAATGCTGTGGTTGGTTGAATGTATATGAAGATGTGGTTGTATTCCAAGATCGGCCAGAGTTTATCAAAATGGACGAAAACGATTTGCTTCACTCTGAAACAGGCCCAGCCATTAAATATAGTGATGGCATGACCGTTCATTCTTGGCACGGGACACGTATCCCAGGCGAATGGATCGAAAACCCCGAAAGTCTGAAGCCTGCTGAAGCTCTTGCATGGGAAAATGTTGAGCAACGCCGCTGCGCATGTGAAATCATTGGATGGGATACTATCCTAGAATCTCTCAACTGTGAAGTAATTGACACCGACGGAGACCCGTCGATTGGGACACTCGTCGAGGTCGATAGCGTATCAGGGGATGGGCGTGATCGGTTCCTGCGCGTAGTCTGCGGGACAGGCCGGAAGTTTGCTCTACCAGTCCCACCAGAAATGAAGACCGCACTTGAAGCTCAGTGCTGGGGATATAATGTGCCGGTCGACATTATTAAAGGCATTGAAGTCCGAACATGAAATCTGTCGAGAATCAAGTCAGGCATCAAGTCGGAGATCGAGTCTGGGACCAAGTCGATGACCAAGTTAATGACCGAGCCGTGGACCAAATCAGAGGCGATCAAGTTAGGGTTCACGTCTGGGGTCATGTCGAGGATTTAATTGGGAAGGAAGTTTGGATTCATATCGCTCGTCAAGTCGGAGATCAAGTCTATGAGGTTCGAACATGAAATCTGTCCACGTCGACGTATTCCTCGAACTCTTTATGGGGGTCTATGATATTTTAGACCCCCCTGTACATAAAATCGTTAACGGTGAAGTGGCATGGGGCGTTAAATTTAAAGTCAGGGAAGATGTCAGGCTTCAAGTCAAGGCTCAAGTCGCGGATCAAATCCATGAAATCAGTTAGCAATCAAGTCGTGGATCAAGTCGATGATCAAGTCAGGGATCAAATCAGTGGTCAATTCAAGATGCGTGTCCGGAAACAAATCTTAGATCAAGTCGGGCGTCAAGTCTGGGATCGAGTCTGGGAACAAGTCTGGCGTCAGGTCTGGGATCAAGGGACAGGTCAATGAAATCAGTTAATCGTCAAGTCGGAGTTCAAGTCAAGGCTCAAGTCGTGGATCAAGTCGATGATCAAGTCAGGGATCAAATCTGGAATCAAGTCTGGTGTCAAGTCAAGGGTCAAGTCAGGGAACAAGTCTGGCGTCAGGTCGGGGTTAAAGTTTGGGATAAAATCCATGAAACCAGTTAAAAAACAAGTCAAGCAACAAGTCGTGAGTCAAGTCTGGTGTCAAGTCAAGGGTCAAGTCAGGGAACAAGTCAAGGCTCAAGTCTGGGATCAAGTCAGGGAACAAGTCAGGGAACAAGTCTGGGATCAAGTCAGGGAAAAAGTCAAGGCTCAAGTCTGGGATCAAATCCATGAAATCCGTTAAGTATCAAGTCGACAAGCGAGTCAAGCATCAGGTCTGGGATCAGGTCTGGGATCAGGTCTGGGATCAGGTCGAGGGTCAATTCAAGGATCGAGTCACGCTTCAAGTCTGGAATCAAGTCACGCTTCAAGTCGGGGTTAAAGTCTGGGATCAAGTTGGGGATCAGGTCAATGAAATCCGTTAAGTATCAAGTCGACAAGCGAGTCAAGCATCAAGTCTGGCACCAAGTCTGGGATCAAGTCGGGGTTGAAATCTGGGATCAAGTCAGGCTTAAAGTCCGGGATCAAGTCAGGCTTAAAGACTGGGAACAATTCTGGAATCAGATCAATGGAATCCGTACTAATACTGAAAAGAGGAATTGATATGCTGAAAATTTTCTTTATCACCACGGTAATT